GCATCCCGATCTCCCGCTCCGTGCGTGAAGATCTTCACGCCATGCAGCAAGTGGTGAAGGCTGGGGAGTATTCCTACTGGGCACCGAAAACCCGCGAAGGCCACAGTGACCGTTGCACCGCGCTCGCCCTCGCCATTCGCGCGGCGGGTGAAAGCATGGCTGGCGCGATCACCGATCCTTCCCGCATCCACTTCGGGCGACCTGCCATGACAGCGATGCCAGCGTTTGAACCCAGAAGGCTCGTCATCCAATGAAGTCCAGGGCAGTCAAAGCAGCAGCGTCGAAGCCTCCGCGCAAGCCGAAGCCTCCTAAGAACGGTTACTCCTCCAACGGCAACGGGACACATCCCACCAGCGCACTGAACCGCATCCTGAGAAACCAGGCGTCGTTCCGCTGGATCTTGCCTTCCCTCCGTGCCATCACGCCTAACTACATCGAGACAACGCTGCGCGGCGCACTGGCTGGGAATCACATCCAGCAATGGGAACTTCTCACACTCATGTTGGATTCCTGGCCTGTCCTGGCATCCTGCAAGACCGAACTGGAGTACGGGGTAACACGGCGCGACATCGTGTTTGACCCCTACTCCGAGGAGGACAAGATGGCGACTCCCAGCGCGATTGATCGTGAGAAGCTCGTCACCTGCGCCTTTGATAACATGAACCCAGATCCCACGATGGACGAGAACGATCTGGAAGGAACGATCAAAGATCTCATGGATGGTTGGTTCAAGGGAGTGAGCGTCCTGGAGATCCTGTGGGACACCTGCGACACCGAGAACCAGGGAACGATCTGGTGTCCCAAGTCAACCTACTGGGTCAACCCTGTTTCCTACGCATGGAGTTCGGAAGGGGTTCTCGGACTGACTGATCCCAACGCGCCGCAGGGATACGGGATCACCAACTCTAATCCGCGTCAGGCCACGCTCACTCGTTTCCCAGAGAACAAATTTTTGATCGGGATAAACAAGATCCAGTCAGGCAATCCCCTGGGCGGTCCACTCCTGCGTCCGCTGGCGTGGTGGTGGTGCGCGGCCAACTTTTCCAGCGACTGGCTGCTGAACCTGGCACAAGTCTTTGGACTGCCTTTCCGGTGGGCGTCGTATGCAGCGGCCACGCCGGACGAAACCGTGTCGATCATTGGACAGATGCTCGCCAACATGGGTAGCGCGGGTTGGGCGGCGTTCCCTGAAGGGACCACGATGGAACTGAAGGAGTCCACGATGGCGCACAGTGGCCACACTCCACAGGGCGATCTCCTGGACCGCGCAGACTCCTATGCGCGAACACTCCTCCTGGGACAGACCATGACGGGTCAGACAATCGCCAGTGGGCGCGGCGGTCAGGCCTTTGGAACGGTGGAAGCGCAACTGAAACAGGATCGGCTGGATGCCGCCTGTGATTACATCGCCAACATCATCAACCGACAATTCATCCCCGCGATCCTGATGTTCAACTATGGCGACAAGAAGGAAGCTCCTTCCTGCCGATTCCTCCAGGAAACGATTGGCACTTACCAGGACGCGCAGCGCGATCAGGTTCTCGCCAACATGGGAATCCCGATTCCCTTCAGTCACATGCGGCAGAAGTACGCGATCCCCGAACCCACTGGGGACGAGGAAGTGACCGAGAAGCAACTGCCGCCCACTTCGGTTGGACCCGATGGCAAGCCAGCCCCAGCAGGACCGAAAGGCACTAGCCCGATTGACAAAAAGCCTGACCCCAACGCTCCGAAGAAAAAGCCAGGTCAGACTCCAGTGGAGAGCAAGCTGGAAGAAATTTCGCAGATCGAAGACGAAGCCACATTTACCAAAGCAGTCCTCGCTCTCGCCAGTGAGATCATTGCAACAACAAAGGAACCATCATGACCCCAACTAACTACGAAGAACTAACTGTGCCTGAGTTGAAAGACCTGGCAGAAAAACGCGGCATCGAAATCCTATATGACGCTCGCAAGGCCGAGATCATCGCCGCACTGGAAGCTTCCGACCTGTTACTGCATCCGCCACCTGAAAACGAACAGGCGAAAAGCGAAGACACTCCAACACCGCCCGAAGAAAAGGAAGGCAAGTCCACCTACAACTACACCATGAGCAGCACCGTGGGCGATGTGCCGCTCAGTCCAGAGGAGTACGAACGGCTGAAACTCCACTCCTAACCCCATGACTAAACACATCACCAAATCGAGCGGCAACGAGGACCAGGCGAAGTTTGAAAACACCCCTCAGAGCAAGATGCCAACAGAGGGTGAGTCCTCTCCGAGTTTTGGGCAACACGATCAGGCCGCAGAACGCCTGGAAGATCCCAACCTGTACACCTTCCAAATGAACAGCACGGAAACTGCCGAGCTAACCCGCCTGGAATACCACAGGCTGAAAGTCTGCGTTTAACACCACCATGAAAACACCACTTACATGCAAGGATGGCGATGACGATAATGGAGCAGTGGAATGTCGTGCCGCAGTTGCCATCGCTGCGATGGACAAGAACGAGATCGTCTTTCTTCCGGCTGGCGTTCATGAGATCACGCCCGTTTCCGGTGGCATTGGTCGCCCGATCAAAGTGTTCATCGACGCCAACACTGCTGGTGCGATTGAGCAGCAGCGCGCCGCCATCACCGCTCGCACCGGAAAGAAAGTTTACTTTGATTTTAACCATGAGGACGGGGCGGCATCCTTTTGGCCCGACAGTTTCATCTGGCGACCAACAGAAGGTGTAGTCGCCAAAGGCGAGTGGAGCGCGAGCGGGAAGAAAGCGGTGGAAGGAAAAGACTACCGCGCGTTCTCACCAGTGTTCCATGTGGACGACAAGCGCAAAGATCCAGCGAAGGTCGTCTGCTATGACGGGGCGCGGGTCAACATGGGAGGCCTCGTCAATGACCCAGCTTTTAACAATTTGCCCATGTGGGCAAAAAATGACGGATCACCCGTCGCCGCTGGAGCATCCAGCGAAACAACAACAAAGGAGAAGTCAAAAATGACACCGGAAGAAATCGCTGCGCTCCAGGCGAAAAATGAGGAGCAAAAAGCAAAGATCGCAGAGTTGGAGGCGATAGTCGCCAAGAACACTGACGACGACAGTGCCAAGGAACAGCTTGAGAAGTACCGCGCACAAGCTCGCGCTACTGATCTTGAGATCGAAAACGAAAAACTGAAAGCGCAGTCCGCTATTCAGGCCAAGGAAATCGAGCGGCGCAACAAGTCCAACGCTGAGTCAGCAGTGGATCGCGCTGTGAAACGTCAGGCAATCGCGCCGAAGAACCTTCAGCTTCGCGCTGAGTTGGTTGCCAAGGCGACAGTCGATCCGTCCTTCATCAACATCATCGACGCCTTCGGAGGCCCAGGTGCGTCGTTGAGGGAGCGTTTCGTCCCAGCAAACACTCCTGGTGGCGGCGGAAGTTCCGTCAGCATCACCAGCGAAGATCCAGGCGCGGTCTTCGCAAAGATGGCGACGTTGCTACAGAACGGAGCGCGAGCCACAACCCGCGAGGAGAAAGCCAAGATCGGCCTGGATGTCGGCGCGGTTTACGCCAGTGCGTTCAGCGAAACCGACAAGAACAAGGACGTTCGCACTCGCCTGGTAAACAGTCGCCTGGAAATGTTCCAGGATGCGATCATGGCAGCGGATGTTACCGACGCCAACCTTGGCACAATCGCTGGCACGTTGGTCACGCTCCGAACACTGGAACTGCTCAAGTTTAAGTTCCCAGCCCTAGTCCGTTTCACGACGGACTTCTCGGATCAACCCGCAACCTACAACCAGACGATCATGACAAGGATTGTGACGATTCCAAGCGTCGTTACATATTCGACAGCGACGGGCTGGGCAGATGTAGTGGCTGCGACAACCGATGTGCCTGTGGTCATCAACAACCACAAGGGCGTGCCGATCACCTTCAACGAGAACCTGCTCGCCACAACGATGCGGAAACTCTTTGAGGAGTTCGCCGAGGCAAGTGCCTACGCGCTGGCAAAGGCAATGGTCGATTCGCTTTACGCGAACCTGACCGATGCCAACTACACCAATAACACGATCTCGACTTCGGCTGCGTTCACCCGCAATGCTGTAGTGGACATCGGCACTGCGCTGGAATTGCGCGGCGTTCCGTTGGGTCTTGGGAGGCGCACGATGCTCCTGTGGCCGAACGCGTTTGGCAGCGTGAAGAAAGACGCCACGATGGTCCAGTTCGGGACGAATGTTCCGCAACCTTCCATCATCACCGAAGGCACTCAGGAAGACACCACGCTGGGAATCACAGTGGATTCGTTCCAGCTTTACTCGGCCCCCAACCTGCCGAGTAACAACGCGAACCTCGTTGGGTTCGCTGGCAGCAAATCCGCCCTGTGCCTTGCCACTCGGACACCGAATGACTACACATCTGTTTTGCCAGGTGCTTCATTTGGCAACGTCCAGATGGTCACTGACCCCGACATCGGGATCACGGTCATGCAGGTCCAGTACGTCAACCACACGCTCGGCACGGCCACAAGCCGGATCGCGCTCATGTGGGGCAGCGCACCTGGGCAGACTGCCGCAGGACAACTGATTAAAGCCGCAGCGGGAACAGGTTCCGCAAGGTAAAAACCGAAGTTTGTTCACTCTCACGCGCTTCTCCATCCTCTTGCCATATCTAAAAGGGGAAGCGCGTGTAGCGAGCGAATGAAAATTGATACCTTCAACGGATGGTTCAACGGTGTCGGTGACATCGTGTGCTTTGCATGGGTTGGTGAAGGAATGATCCAGGCTGGCGAAGCAGTGGAGTTGTACGCTACGGGCTGGCGAGCGGACATGCTCAAGATGTTCCAGATGCCTGTAACCGATGACCCCACAGGTGCGGTGCTTACGCAGGAGGGTTACGAGACAGCGGTCAGATTGAAACTGCCCTACTCCTACGTCCAGTGGATCACTCACAAGCTGGGCATCAGCGCGACACCAAAGCGGCCACGGCTGGAAATGAAACCGATGGATCGGGAGATGGGTCACAGGGACAGCGCGGATGTCATCATCTTCCCGCAATGTTTCTCGCGTGTTCGCACCTGGCCTTCTTCTTATTTCGTCGAGCTTGGGCTGCTGCTTCGCAACGCTGGCTACAGCGTGAAGGTCTGCACGGAGCAACGTGACAACGCTTTCTTCATGCCCTTCCACTGCATCGTGGGCAAGAGTTGGGACTGGATCAGTGCTGCCATCCAATCAGCGCGGCTGGTCATAGGCAACGACAGTGGTCCGGCGCATCTGGCTGGCACAATCGGGACACCGACGATTGCACTTTGCGGATCGGCCACGGAACGGATCTACGCTCACGTTCCCGAAGTGACCACCTACCGAAAAAAAGCATTGCCATGCGCGGGTTGCCATTGTCTGCCAGAGAACGGTTTCCGCGCTTCATGTGAAACGGGTTGCCTGGAACTGTATCGCACTTTCCCCGAAGACGTAGCCACCTACGCGCTCTCGATCCTTAACCCTCAAGCGCAGTACGCAGCAGCATGACACTGGGAATCGCCATGAACGGTTTGGAAGATCGGGTTCTCTCTTACGCAAGGGACATTGCCACGCGTTTCGATGAAGTCACGTATGTCGAGATAGGAGTCGGAGAAGGAACGACCTTAACCGCAATAGCAGAAGTATTTCAATCTGCCGCAAAGCGATGGCGAGCAATCGGTATCGAATTACCCAACGGTTACTCATTCAGCCGAGAGCGTACCGAAGCCATCGCACTTCGTCGAGAACTGAAACTGAATTTCATCACGCCCAACTGCTCCATCGTTCATCCACCGTGGAACGAAGTCACGATTTACTTTCAGGATTCGCAGTCCTTCCTTACCGAACACTGGCAGGAACCGATTCACTTTGCACTGATCGACGGTTGCCACGGTAAGCCCTGCGCCACGCTGGATTTCCTCGCGCTGGAAGCGTGGATGGTTGACCAGAGCATCATGATGTTTCATGACATCAGCCCAGAGCAGCGCGGCCACGCGCAGCCGCATTGCAAGGATGGCATTGATGTCTGGGGTGCTTGCTACGATCTCGGCCTTTTAAGCGGAAAGCGCAAAGACTGGGGGCTGGGCGAGATCCTGAGCGCAAACAAAGCCGAAGGCGGCTGGGATATGGGAGTGTTCAAGAAAAATGGCTAACTGGAAAACGATCTCAGGGGACGACATCAGGCTGCTCGATACCGAGAAGTCGATTATGGAAGGCGTTGCGCCTTTGCAGGACTTGGATAGCTGTGTGCTGTCGGCCTGTAACTACTGCCGTGGTTACGTCGCGGCTGGCGGCAACCCGTTGGAAGTCGCTCCCTCGATTCCACCGGAAGTCGTAGATGACGCGATTGCGATTGCTCGCGCAACGTATCTGGCTCAGGAGCCTACCGGAACTTTGCTCACTGAGATCCGGCGCGAAGAACGCGACAACGCACTCGCGCATCTACGCGACATCGCCAAGGACATTTCCACCATTACCCAGGCCGAAGTGCCGCCCACATCGGATCAGTTCGGCGCGTGGGGAAGCGCGAACCGGATTCCAATGCGAACGGAGGACACCCCTTCGATATGAACATTGCCCAGGGTCGCGTCATTCTCTGCATGGCTGCGCGCATTGCCGCGCTGCCACCCTACGAGCGCACGCGGCGCAAACTGTCCAAACGCTTCAAGCGCGAGTTGGTCAGGGTTCTCAAATTCGCCAAGCACGAAACGCTGCGGAAGCTCCATCGCTACATGATCTCGCACCGCGCACTGATGGGGCAGGACGAACCGCAAGATCATCCCGATGCCAACAAGATCGTGTTCGATTCAGCGGAGTTGCTGCGCGATCTACAGGCGATGCTCTCAGTGGAAATCCCTCCCATTCTCAACGCGGCGGCGCACGACACGCTGCCTGATTTCCAGATGGTGTCACAGGACGTTCTGGATTTCCTCGCCCGTAGGCAGGACGCGCTCTCTGGGATCGCGGACAACATTGCACAGAAGGTGCGCGAACAAATTTCAGAAGGACTGCTGGCGGGGGAATCCATCGCGGAGATCTCTGCGCGGATCACGGCTACATTTGACGACATCGAGCAGGAACAAGCCACGCTCATTGCCGACAGCGAGACTGCTGCCGCTTACAGCTTCGCCAACGACAAGGCTTCCCGCGCCGCTGGCATCTCCTACAAGCGTTGGATTCACGGTCAGCCCAGAGTCCCGCGCCCAGACCACCTTGCCATCGACGGGCTGGTTGTGCCGATTGACGATCCATTCCCTGTCGGAGATCCGCCGCTCATGTACCCCCACGACGAGAACGGTTCACCCGAAGACGTTATCAACTGCACCTGCATTTCTATCGCCGCAACCGAGGAGCAATTCAGCGTCCAATGATCCAGCTACAGATGACCTTCCCAGCCCCAGGCGATACCGTCATGCGGGACTTGGCTCGTATGTCGCCAGAGGTTCCCAGGGCGATCAAGCGCGGCCTGGACTTCGGGATGCAGTTACTCGTTGGAAACATCCAACTCAATCAGTTGAGCGGCCACGGTCCCTTTCCACCCTCCGAACACCGTCTGGGGGAGCGCACTGGACAGCTACGTGGCGCGCTTCGCGCCAATCCTGCTGTCGTTCATGGGAGCGAAGTCACCGTGGAGATAGAGAACCCAGTCCTCTACGCTGGAGTCCATGAGTACGGAGCGACGATTTATCCCAGGAACAAAAAGTTTTTATCATTCCAGGTCGAAGGCAAATGGATCAGGGCGAAAAAGGTGACGATCCCTGAACGCTCTCCCGTTCGCTACGGGATAACAAAATACTCCAAGTTTCTTTCCGATGCAGTCACAGATGAAGTGAGTGAAACGGTGGACACGCTACTAGGCAACAAGTGAACGCGCTTTCCAAACTCCAGCAAGATGTGATCGGGCGTCTGACCGCCACCGATACGGCAGTGCCTTCGCTGGTTCCGGCAGAGGGAGAGATCAAATGGATCACGGAAGACATCGGCGACTTCGCCAACATCATTGGCCGCACCGTTGGGAGCGTGGGGATCATCGGGATTGTTGTGACTCCTGGCGGGGGCAAACTGTTTAGCATGGGTTGTTACCCGATCTCCTTCCGCTGTCCTATTGAAGTGCAGATCCAGGAAAACGTGACGGTCAACCGTGGCAACGCCGGAACGAAGGTGTCGTCACTGGATCTCCTGCAATTTGTCATGCGCCGCTTGCACCTGTGGTCGCCCAGTGACCAGCGCATCAATCGGATCGAGTTGGATGAAGTCCCTTACCTGCTGGTGTCCGAAACGCCCATCCTGACCTATAACGTCAGGTTTGTAGCCAAGCTTACCATCCAATGAGTGCGCGCCCACCAGTCACATTCCTTTCACGCTTGAACGACGTTCAGCTTAGTTCCCCTGCGGACGGACAGGCACTCATCTTCAACGGTGGTCTGGTGAAATGGCAGAACTTGGCAGTCCCAGGGGGCGAACTGGCTACCCTGAGTGACGTTCTAATCGGGACTCCTCTGGATGGGCAGTTGCTCATGTTCAGCGGTGGAAGCTGGATCAACTACGGTCCGCTCAACTTCAGCGACATCATTGGTAACATCGCCATCGCGCAGATGGCGAATGGCGCGGGAGCAGATGCCTCGCATTACTGGCGCGGGGATAACACCTGGGCTGCACCACCAGTGGGTAGCATCCCTGTTACACTCGATGTCCTGGTAGGCGACAATAGTGGCAACGCTGTCCCCTCCACCCTGCTGATTGCTCGCAACGCTGACAGCACAGTTACCGTGGCCAAAGGCATCGTCGCTGGCGACACGGCGTTGAAGGTTCAGAACCCCGCCTTATCCAGCGGCGCGACTGCCAGCGTTATGCTGTCGGGCTTTACCGGAGATCCAGGAGCGACACTCCGGTATTACGAAGGGTCTTACCCCACGACAGGATTGATCCAGAACACGGACGCTTCCTTAACGTCTTCCATTGGTCGCCTCCTGATCTCAGGCAAGAATTACATCATCTTTTCCAATGACGGAACTGCACTAGCCACTGAGCGGATGCGACTCGGCCTGGGGCTGATGTTGGGGACGGTAGTCGATAAAGGGGCTGGCTCGATCAACGTCAGTGGTGGCTTCTACGTCAACGACAACAAGATTGGCGGGGTTGCCACCCTCGCATCCACCGTCGATCAAACAAGTGCAAGCGAAACCATCCACATTGTTTATACCGTTCCAGCAAACACGGTGAAGGTTGGCACGACCTTTCGGATCTTCGCCTGGGGCAACATCGACAATCCCACTGCTGCGCCCACCTTCACGCCACGAATCCGATGGGGCGGAACTGCTGGGGTTCAACTCATAGCTACCCCCACAATCGTCAGCACCAGCACTGCCCAGAACAATAAGGATTGGGAACTTAATGCTCGCGTCACGATTACTGCACTTGGTAACGCCTTAACGGGAAGGGCCACGGCAATGCTGCACGTTGGTAATCATACCCAAAACTCTCTTGGGACGTTTTTATCAGACATGGCGACTTCCGGCGCAACCGCACTCAACATTGATACCACTATCAATAAAGACATCGCGCTTACCTGGACAATCTCCTCCCCCTCTGGCACACCACACGTACGCACCTTTGGTGGCGTAATCGAGATCGTCGAACCATGAAAGACTAACACCTATGCCAAACACAGTAATCGAAACCATTCCTACCATTGCGGTTCAACTGGATCAGATCGCCTTCACGCTGTCCTCTCCTGGGACGCTCACCGTGCCTGTTACTGGGCTGCATCATGTACTGGATGAAGTGACTCTCAGCACTACCGATGCCACGCTGTCCAAGGGCAACATTGTAACCATCGGGCGATTTTACTTCAAGAACCTGGACCCCACCAACACCATCTTAATCAGTGACGATGGTGTTGTGTACGCGCTCTCGCTCAAACCTGGAGAAGACGCCAAGGGGAGATGGAACACTGCTGCTGTCCACGCCAAAGCCTCCGCTGGAACGCCCAAGCTTTACTACCTACTTGTGGAAGATTGATATGATTTTTTCCGTAGCACTACAGCCAGGAACAACACTAGCAAACGTCGTTTATTCGTGGATTGCTAATGGCATAGCCCTTACGCCTTCATCGTCAGGACTCAGCCAGCCCAATCCGGCCTTTGCTGTCTTTCGGGTTGACACTGGAGCTACGCTGCCAACCGGAGCGGAGGAATTGATTGTTTACGACAGCACCAACAGTGATAACTGGAATGTAGCTGGTTACATTCAAGGGACAGCAGCCCTGGCTTCCGCGCAGCAGATCCTCCTGACCCAGCCTTACACTCCCAGCGGTGCGCCTTCCACCATCGTCCCAGCTTCGCCTTCTGTCCTTTCGATCTGCCGCTGCTACGGAACTTGGATCGACGTTAGCTCGCTCACCGTCAACGGTGTGCCGATGACTCTTACGCTGGTGGCAGTCGATAACGTTGACCCCACATTGATTTACGATCTGAGCGCAACGCCAATGAAAAACACCGAGACAGGATTGATTATCGCCGAGCGCGTGGTCAACCTGCTTCTGGTAGCAGGGCAGTTGCAGAACGTGAACGACGACCTGTTCGTGGACCTGGTTCGCACCGATTACATCAGCGGTGCGCCAGCCGCCACAACTCTCAAATATCTGCTCACCTGTGATTCCCTGGGCGCGCCAGCGAGCATGGTACTCTTAAGCGTCGGTAGCCCTGTCACCTTTCAGCCCGTACTATTCAAACTCGACACATCAACCATCGGACTGACCAGCGGGGGAACGTTCGATCTATCCAAGAAAGCAGTATGAACCAACAACACTTAGCAATCGGCCAGGAAGTCACATTTGTCGGTCACGACAAGAAAACCCACAAGGGCAAAATCACTACGGTCTATGGGACCGACTCGGCTCAGATCGAGTTCGATGGCGGGGTAGCTATCGCAAAACTTTCAGAAGAAAAAGAAGCGAACACTTTCCACTTTGAGCAAGCCTCGCCCAAAGAGGAACACAAGAAACCAGAGGCGCATAACCAACACAAGAAGGAGTAATCCAAAATGGAATACAATGCAGCATATGGGAAGGAACGCCTCTCAGGGCGAGGCTACTTCACTCCCGCAGGAGCAACGCAGGGAACCGATCTTGGCAACATTGAAATGTTCAAGATTGATTTCGGCATCAAACGCAAAGAACACTTCTCGGCCCGACGAGGAGTGCAGACGCTCGACAGGTTCGATGCGTTTGGCAGTCAGGCAGTGTGGACTCTAACGTGCGACGAGTTCGTTAGTCCCCTCCTCGCCTTTGCCTGGGCTGGAACGAAGAACGCCAACTTCGTCCAGACCGCAGCACCAGCAGCGACGTTCAACTTCACGTTCGCCCTGACGATGATCGGCGCAACGCTGGACATCGGGAAGTACGGTCTGTACAGCGCGAGTCTCACCACGCCAGGATCGAAGATTGAAGGCTACACCGCTGACTACGTGATTGATCGCGGCGCGGGGAAAATCTACTTCCCAGCCACTACGACGCTCACGGCGATCCCGTGCGTTGTCACCTACAGCGCGCCAGCGATCACCTACGATTCGATCACTGCGCTCAACATCCTCAACCGGAACGGACTCCTGGAGATCCACGGTGAAGACGATTCAGGGCAGGGCAAAGATCCATCGGCTGTGGACGCAGTGCCGCCCTCGCGCTACCTGTTCAGTCTGCCAACGTGCATCCTGAGCGCGGACGAGAGCGGGGAGTTCAAGGTCGATGACTACCGCAAGGTCACGATCAAGGTGACAGCAACCAGCGCGATGACCGTCAAACGTCTGCTATAAGCGAAAGGAGAAACAGCAATGGAATACGATGTCGTGGCATCCAAGGAACGGCTCACAGGCCGCGCCTACTTTGCTCCATCGGATGCCCCCGTCGCCTCTATGCCTTGGCTTGATCTCGGCAACATCCAGTTGATGAATCTGGATTACGGGATCAAGCGCAAGGAACATTTCAAGGCGCGGCGCGGCATCCTGATTGCAGACCGCTTCGATGCGTATTCAGCCACCCCGCGCTGGGAGATCACGGGCGATGAGTACGCGAGCGCGATCCTGTTCCTGATCTTCCTTGGCACTGATGGTGGCAATCTCACGCAATCCGCAGCTACGGGTCAGGTGATTAACTTCAACGGACACAAGGGCGGGGTGCTGGACGTAGGGAAGTTCTGCCTCTACAACTGGAGTGTCGGCAGCGGGGCGGTCAGTGGCGTGGATTACATCGTCGATCCTGGGCCTGGGAAACTCTACATTCCTGAAGTGAACACCGGAGCAGGTAACATCGCCGAGGGCGCGGCTCGCGCACTCACGGTGAGTTGGCCTACCATTGTGTTCGACAGGATTCTGCCGCCTATGTCCAACTTGAACCGGAGCGGAACGATGCAGTTGATCGAGGAAGATGATTCCGCAGCGGTGTCTCCCTCTGCGGTTGGTTCCCCAAAGACCGTCCATGATTTTCCGGTGTCACTCAGCACGGATACTGGTGGACAAACAAAGGTGGACGATTACAAGAGTTTCAAGATGATCGCCACGATAACAGACCCCGCAAGCTGGGTCATCAGAAAGAGATACAGTTAAAACTATGGAACCAGCAAAAACGATAGAACTGGAAGTGGTCAGGGAGCGCGAAGCGATGGTCACTATTGCAGGTGGTGTGGAATTGGAAGTGACCCACATCGACGGGAAAAAGGAAACAGTGAAAGTGCGGCAGATCCCCGCAACTAAGCTGGAGGAGTTCATGACCCATCTGGCGGATGAAGCAACGTCGCTGCGGATCTATTGCGACAAACCTTCTGAGTGGGCCGACACCCTGACTCACGACAGCATCACCGCCATTTGTGACAAGGGGCATGAGATCAACTCCCCTTTCTTGGAAGCCTGGTGTCGGCGACGGGCGAAGTGGACGGAGATGACAAACGTCGGCGTAATCGCAGAACTACAAAAGAAAATGGCAGCACTGACCGAAATATTACACTCAGTCGCCTCTGCACAACAGTCGCCTACCACTACAGACTCACCCCAAAAGAAGTAGCCGAATTTTCAGGACAGCAACTTGTCATGTGGCATGAGAGCGCACTTCAGGAACTAGGCCAGGATAAAAGCCTGGACCTGGAAGTGTCTCTTATCCCGCACACCGAAGACCCAGACCGCGCTATAGCCGACATGCGCTTCTTTTTGGAACGCATGGGGAGGAAACCCGATGCCTGAGAGTGCTGCCGCCCACGCCCTACTGGTCAAGGTCCAGGCCGATGTAGCAGACATCGACAAGGTAATCAACGGTCTGGGAAAGATAACGGCAGCAACAAAGGCCTCGGCAGGAGCCAGTGCCGCTTCGATTGGGTTCTTTACCGAAGCGTTCGGTCAACTGGGTGACGCGGCAAAGAAGACATCCGAAATCCTGGTTAATTTCCTGGAAGGCTTCGTCGAGCGAGCGGCCAAGATCCAGGAGGAAGAATTTCCTCTCACTCAGATCCTGCGTGACAACGGTGTCGTAGCCAAGGAAGTGCTGGAAGGCATAAGCAGCTTGTGGCAGCAGGTAGGCGTAATCAGTAGTGAGTCCCTTTCCAGGGCGGCTCGCAGCTTGCTCCTGATGAACGTCCCTGCGGACAACCTGATTAGTCGCTTGCAGGATTTGTCGAAAATCGCTGTAGGCACAGGCGAAGCAGTGGACCAGGTGGCAGGGGCTTACCAGAGGGTCAGGCAAGCGATTGAAAAGGAAACCGCCCCTGCTGTGCGCGGAGTAGGCGCGTTTGGATTATCCACCCTCGCCATCTTCCAGGCACTAGAGGATCACTTCGGGAGACTGGCTGGGCAAGCCAGACTCAGTGAAGGCCAGATTGTCGCCATGTTCCAGGGTGGCAAAATCAGCATCGACGATCTTAACAAGTCGTTGGCCGAGGCTGCTGCCGAAGGTGGTCGCTTTGGCGATGTGTTTGAGCAGAAGAAAGCGACGTTCAATGGGGCCATAGAAGCCATGCAGACTGCGTGGCAGGGCTTCCAGGTGGAAATCGGCAAACCGATTATTGATTTCCTCACTCCGATCATCAACCGGATCACGGTCTTTGAGCAGCGACTTATTGAGGTAGCTAAAAGCGAGGGTTGGAGTGACGCGCTGAAAGCTGCCTGGACGGTGGTGATGGAGGAGTTGTTACTCATCGCTGACAAGATCCTGATTCCAGGTATGCAGAAAGTGGGAGAGCATATGGCCGAAACGCTCGGCCTCGGCTTTGCAAAATTCCTGAGCGTCCACTTCCCAGACATCAGCGGCGCGATAGTCAAGATGCTGATACCCGACATCCCTGCTGACGTATCGGGAAGGCAAGCCAACCAGTACATGAAGGATTTCCTCAAAGCGATGGAAACTCCTGATACCTCTGCGCGGGACAAAGCCGCAGCGAAGTTCCGAGAAGTGCTGAAGGGGCTAATTCCAACAGGCGATTGGGTCACGGACGAGGCTGACAAATTCTGGATGGAATTTTTAGCGCATCCTCCTCCCATGCCTGTGATGCCAGAGCAGCCAGAGGAAACCCACCGCGCCGACACAGCCAAGGAGCTTTCCGCAGCCTTGCATGAGTTGGAACTGGTGATGAATAACATCAGGGCGGAAAACACGCTCATTTCCGCTTCGCCATTCCTGGGAATGGACGAAAAACAGGTTGCTCTCATTACTAACACAGAGAAGCAACTGGAGAACCTTCAGGCCGAACTCGTCAAGTTGAAGGCACTGCAAGACGTTCTTCCGCTGAACGATCCTCAGATGGCGCAGTTAAAAGTGAAGATTGCCACAGCGGAGAACGAGTTCAGGAAGCTGGGACAGTCTCTGGTCGGCATGACGCAGCCCATCAATGCCGAAATGCAGAAGTGGGCAAACAGTTTCGGATCTACCGCGCACCAGATCGCTTCAACCATCCAGGGAACAATCAATGCCTCCCTGCAAAGCCTGAACCAGTTTCTTGTTACTGGTAAGTTTAACGCCCAGGCACTCCTGCAACAGATCATCCTGCTGGGTTTGCAACTCATTGAGCAGTTGGCGATTCAGCAGGTCATGAGAATAATCAATCACAACGCCGCCATTGCCGAAGCGGAAGTAGCAGGGCCAGTGATCGCCGCTGCGCTCGCACCCGCTGTGACCGCGCAAACCATAGCGAGTGACGGGGGCGCGGCAATAGCAGCACCATTCCAGGTCGCCGCTGCTGAAGCAGGAATCCTGGGAATTCTATCGGCTCATGCGGGTGGACTGATGCGTCGTTACTTTCATGGTGGGGGTCTGGCGCACGACGAAGTGCCGATCATCGCGCAGGAAGGCGAGATCATGATTCAGCGCAGCGTGGCGCAGCAACCTGGCATGGCCGACTTCCTCCTGGGTCTTAACGCGGGATCATTTCATCAGGGCGGCTTTGTCTTTGGCGGCAGGTATCACGATGGTGGCGGGGGCGAGCGCGAAGTCATTCACTTCCCTGGCGGTAACATCCTTCCTTCACACTGGGCTACTGATCCAGGGGGCTTGCGCGAAACCTTCGGGCAGCGCGAAGCCATGTTCCTGCAATCCATGTGGAGCGGGTTTGGTTACACTGGTCCTGCTGGTAGCCCGTGGTCGATGCAAGGGCCGACGATGATTCCGACGACGATGGGTTCCAGCGGGTTCCCGATGGCAGTGTCTTTGGGGCCAACATCAGACATCCCGCTTACCGGAACCCACATTCACACCCCGCCGAAACAGACTTCGCATCGTGGCGGGGTAATCAGCCGGATGCACGGTGGCGGCTCCGTGGCGGGTAGTGGTGGAGGAATCCACATCTACGCTTTCACGGATCTGCGGCAACTGACGAAACACATGGCAAGCAAGGAAGGTCAGAAGATCATCTTCGACACTGTGAAAGGCAGAAGGATTGACCTTGGAATCTCGTAATGATTGCCAGGATCATCACCTACGCTAACGCGCAGCTTGGGCTACTGGCGGCGCAACCCAACTGGGAAACGGAAATCAAGGTAAGCCTGGAACTGCCTACCGACGTTTCCAAGGAACCGATCACCTTCAGTGAAAGCCGCCGCAACTTCGCCCAGAGCGCGCGTTACCGGATGGAGTGGACGAGCTACATCAGTAACTCGGCGGACTCCACCGAACTGCGCTTGTTCCTGAACCGTGTCCGCGAAGTGCCGATCATCGCCCCGCTGTGGCCGGATGTGTGCGAGTTGCAGAGTAACGCCCCGATCCACGCCACGCATCTCACACTGGCTGACCTGCCAGCGCGTGAAGGGGTGTTCTGGATCGTAACAGACGAGAATTTTACGCAGTGGGAGATCGTGCAGCGAGCCTCACTGGACCTGACCACAAAGGTCATGGTGTTGAGCGTCGGCCTGTCGCGCGCCTATCCCGCTGGCACTCGGCTGTATCCAATCATCTTGGGGCGTTTAGAGGACCGTCCCCAGGCTGAAGCGATCACCGACGAAACGATGGAACTGTCTTTCAAGATCAAGGAAAGCTCCAACTTCGCGGCGCGGATCACTCCGGTCACTTCGGCGATGCAAATTGTTGGCACGAACATTCCTGAATTTGCAACCGCGCTCAAATGGACCGTGACCCCGAATCATTCGCGGCCTATGGACTGGACGGAAATGCCGGACATCATTTACGAGCAGGTCGGGTTCCTGCGCGAAGAAAAGCAGCGTGTTTACGATCACAACACGGCCAGGGGGCAGGAACTGGAATTTTACCAGAACGAGCGGGGGTCGATTGCCAGGATCGAATACTTCTGGCGACTGACCCGCGCCACCACGCTGCGGTTCATGATCCCCACTTATCGCGGGGATCTGCGGATGCTAACCAACACTCCCGTACCAGGGCATCCAACCTGGATCGAGTGCGAGCGCAATTTCTTCTCCAATCCTGGCAGAGATCCGCAACTGGGCGATCCCTACATCGCCCTGATTAACAAGAACGATGTGGTAACGCCTTACAAGGTGCAGGTATTCGACGACGTAGGTGGGAACAAGACTCGACTGGTAGCCAGTACCGCTGTCACTACCTTTGTCGCCACGACCACCATCGTCAGCCACCTTCTCCTGGCGCGCTTTGCCGATCCGAAGCTGGAATGGACCTACACCACGCCCTACATGGGAACAACGCGGATCAAATTCCAGGAAGTGCCGCAGGAGTATCCCAACAACATCGTCCCAGTGCCGCCCCCGCCCCTGCCGGAATCGGCCTACCTGTTCATCTTCACCGAGGCTGGCATCCGCACCGACAGGTTCACTTCCTACGAGAACACGGTCACGATTAACAGCGGAATCTACCAGGGCAGTTATCAACCTGCCCCCTTCAGCTTCGACACGGAGAAGACCGGACTGAAACTCGACCAGGAGAAGCTCGATCTCAAAAGCTTCAAGTTCGATGGCAACCCGCTCAACAAGATGTGGCCGTTTGCGCTGGACGCTATTCTCACTCTGGAAATTGTTGAAGTCTGGCTGAACCCTACGCGCCCCGATTTGCCGCCCAGCCGCCCAGTGTCTCGTTTCTTCGGTGATGTCTGGAGCGTGGACTCCGAATACAAGGCGACCATCATTCCTTTCGGTAACTTGTTTGACCGGAAGTTTCCCCGCTTCCTCTTAAGTGTGTCGGACAACTACACGCAGTTTAGTCCGCCCACCATGCTCAGTCCCAGCGCGTTCCAGGTTTCAGGAACGGTTCACGGCACGGTCAATCACCTGTCACAGACGTTGGTGGTCAACAGCACCGCTGGTCACTCCAAGGCCGCAGACTACTTCGCTGGCGGCTGGCTGGAAACGGGCGCGGGTGTGAGTAAGGAAAAGCGCGGCATCCTTCACTCCGCTCCCACAGGCACAGTTGATGTGACTCTGACCATTGACCGCCCACTGCTCAAGGCCGGAACCAATCAGGCACTGACCATGTACCCAGGCTACGACGGTTCGATTGACCAGTGCGAAAGTAAATTCAATAACCGCATCAACTTCGGTGGACACCCGTTCATTCCGAATGTTAATCCTGGGGTGAAAGCGATTAAGCCCAAGGAAACACAGGGAGGAAAGAAAGGATGAACGAGCCATCTTACTTCGACGATTCGCGCGCCGCCATGAGGCTGAAGAAGGAGGCCTTGAGTTGGCTAGGCACTCCCTTCACCGAGTATTTCCAACAGGACATGGATCGCCAGATACCGCCCAAGGGTGTGACCCGCGACGTTAAGGGCGCGGGGATCGACTGCATTGGTCTGGTCCAGGAGATCATGTTCAGGACAGGCGCGGCAGAGAAATTCTCTTTCCGTCGAGAAAGTGGCGACTACCAATCGCACCAGACCGGAGACAAGATCCTGGACTGGCTGCGCGGGAAAGTGGACGATCCGCAGAGTAAACGCCTCGCGGAGATCCTCTGCGAACTGGAGATCCCTGATGCGGTGAGCGAAGTCCACTCGGTTACGCCCCTGGATTTCTTCAAGCCTGGGGACATCCTGGTGTTGCGTCACGGAGGCCTCTTTCACATGCCGATCATCTACGATGACGGGCTGAACTTCGTGAACGCGATCCCGCGCATGGGAGTGATCGAAGGGACGATACAGGACTCCACTTTCAGTAAACACCTTGTAGCCGCCTTCAGGCTAAAACCAAAATGAGCTTTCTCTGGGGTAACACAGCAAACGCGCAGCCCGATCAGAAGAAGTTTGCCAACATTTCCAATGACCAGATCAATTCCAATCAGCAAGCGCAACCCATCAAATATCTGGCTGGACGCAATTACCTTGCTGGAGATTACATCAGCCCTGCCTACAACCCCAAGGCGATCCCTGTAAAGACGCAATCGGGCAAAGGCCAATCGACTACCACTGGCTACAAGTATTTCGCGGATTTCGCTCTAGTCTTTTGCACGGGTGGTCGTCGGCCTGTGGACGGGATTCGCACCGTGATCGTGGACTCCGACATCCGGTGGACGGGTACGGTTAATCGAGTAGCTGGTCAGGACAAGACCACGATCCAGGTGCAAGACCTGGGGACGATCCATCTTTACTGGGGAACCGAAACCCAGCCCATTGACGACAAGCTCTTATCGGTTCGACCTGCGCCGATTGGTGGTGGAAATAAACAGGATTCGACTACGTGGGCGGCGAACCACAAGGCAGGAGTTGACCAGTTTGGAGGGTTGGATGCTGGAGACAGTAATCCCTACAGCGGCCACTACGACAGGCATCCGGCCTATCGCGGACAGTGTTACGCGGTCTTCATCAACTGGAAGCTGGGACGAGATCGCACAGCCATTCCCAACATCCAGTTTGAGCTTGTGCGGGGTTGCCCGTGGATCGCCAACACGTTCAAGATAGCAGACGACAGGGGAGTGAACCCGATTGCGGTGCTGTTCGACTGGCTGACTGACACCCGCTTCGGGATGGCGATACCTGAAAGCCAACTCAACACGGCCACGTTCACTGCCGCTTACAACCAACTGGAAGCGCAAGGGGCGCGGATCAGTCCCATGATCTCGCAGCAAAGCGATTTCCGGCAGATCGTAGCCGAACTCCTGGAGTACTACGACGGATGGATCAGGCGCAACGGAACTTTGATTGAAGTGGGCGCGTGGAAGACGGGGAACATCGACTCGACTATCCACCTGACTGACAAGGAGCTTTTGGGCGATCCGGCACTGGAACCGCAGGGCTGGGGACCGACGATTAACGAAGTCACTGTCACCTACAAAGACCGCGAGCATCACTTCAACGATTACACGCAGGTTTTCCGCGATCCGAACAACTTCCGCATCACTGGCGGTCCTCGTCCTACTACCTTGAACCGTCCGTGGATCACCGACGCGGATCTGGCGAAACAGTATGCGCGGACAGCGGGAGCAGCGATGGCGATGCCTTTTACCAAAGGCGATCTCACGGTCAAGCGCGAATGGATCGAAACCAACGCTCTCCTTCCTGGGATGATCTTCTGGTTCGACAGCGGTTTCTACGGACTGTCCTTCCTGATGCGCCTCCTGGAAGTGGAACACGCTGCGGACGCTTCGGCGAGCGCGGTGATGACCGTGGAGTGGGAGCGGAGCAAGTGGCCGAGCCTGTATGTGCCGCCAGGGTTACAAGGTCCAGGAGGATTTGTGTTGGGGCCACGGGCGATCTGGCGCAGCAGCATAACCGAAGTGCCGTACCTGTTACTCGACCAGCGGTTTGACACGCAGATCGTGGCGCACGCGGTCAAGGGCAACGTGGAAGTGATGGGTTACCGTGTCTGGGTAAGTCTGGATGGCGGTTCCACCTACCAGTGCATCCCTACCAGCGGCAGCAACAGTTCCTTCTCTTACTTTGGCAGGGTGGGTCAGGCGATCCCGCTGAATGGGACTGCCATGTGGGTCACTTTGTTTGGAGTGGGCCACGACGAGATCGTGTCGCAGACTCCCGCGCAATGGCAGGATGACAACCTGCTGGCTTTCATTGAGGGAGAAGTATTGAGCATCGGTCACATCAACACCTATGCCAACGGGGTACGGCTCATGGACATTTTGCGTGGCCGCTTCGCTACTACACACACCGCACACCCGCTTAACGCCAACATTTTCTTTATTTACCGCAGCGATCTGAAGCTGCTGGACAACGCTGGGTTCAGTCCTGGGGCCACGGTGTTGTTCAAGTTGCAACCATTCACTTCGGATCTGGACTACGACCTGACTGCTGTTACGCCCATCACCTACAACGTGATTGGCTGGGCTGAAATAGCCACGCCTACCTGTTCACCCGCGCCTGGGACGTTCAATAATTCGGTCAACATCACGGTAGCCGCGCCTCCAGCGGGATTTAAGGCACGCTTCACACGCAACGGGACTCCTGTCACTGGAACTTCGCAGGAGTGGCCTGGTGCGCCTGTGCCTTACAGTACTCTGAATCTTACGGCTACTACCACACTGCGAATACGCTACTACTCTGACAACGGGCGGGTGAGCGGCGAGTTTCAGGGGACTTGGACAAAGGTGGTTGGCACGATCCCGCAGGGGCAATGCGGCACGCCTTCCTGGAGTTTCGATGCCGCCCTGCATCATCAGCCTGGGAACATTACCCTGATTCCCACTACCGTTGGCTCGACCATCAAATACAGTAAGAACGACGGTGGGACGCTCACCTACACCGCCCCTGTCGCCCTGGCGTGTGGCACGGAGCGCGACTACATCGAGTTCTGGGCGGAAAAGGCAGGGCTAGATCCTTCACCGCATTACCAGGTGGACAACTCGCGCGAGAACACTGGCGGGGGAGGGGGTCACTGGCCTCCACGCAATCCGGTATGATCCTATGGCCGAACAAGGGACGAACGGAAACGGAAGAACAAAGTGGATCACAATCGCGCTTCCGATTGTCGCGGCGATCATGGCGGTGCTTGGGTTCATTTACGCGGTGGGTCAGCGCACGGGCAAAATCAGTGAAGTCGTGGATTGGAAGAAAGAGACTGCTCCGCGAATCGAACGGATGGACTCTAAGGGGACGATTTCCTTTGAACTATTCCACATCCAGTATGACAAGGAACAAGCGCAGCAGTACGAGCGGATTAAGGATCTGGAAAAAGAAATCAAACAAATCGAAGTGCTGAAGGCACGGTTGGAAGACCTGCGAGAGATAACAATAAGGAAAAAACTAAATGAAAATAGCGATTAGCAGTGGTCACGGGAAACTGGTTCGCGGGGCGAGCGGATACCTGGACGAAGTGGACGAGGCGCGGAAGGTGGTCAACGCGGTGGCGGATTTGTTGTTGGGCGAAGGCGTGAGTGTCGAGAAGTTCCACGACGACAAATCGACTTCGCAGAACGAGAACCTGAACCGGATCGTGGACTTCCACAACGCTCAAGGCGCACACGACCTGGATGTGAGCGTTCATTTTAACGCCTACGAGACTACGGGCGCACCGATGGGGACGGAGTGCCTATATGTGACTCAGGACGCGCTGGCGAAGAAAGTGGCCGACGAGATCTCCAAGGTGAGCGGCCTCAAAAACCGTGGCCCGAAAAAGCGCACCGATCTGTTCTTCCTCAACAACACCAACGAGCCAGCGATCCTCATTGAAGTGTGTTTCGTGGACTCGACTGCCGACGCTGGTCTTTACAACGAGGGGTTCACGGCGATCTGCATTGGGATCGCGGAAATGGTGGGCAACGTGCAGATCGGTTTTGACGAGATCCCAGGTGCGCCGCCAGTCACCACTCCTCCTACCACAGAAGAAAGCTTCCTCTTTCACGCCAAAGGAAAAGCGAGTTACTTCGGTGGACCGGATGACGATGGTGTGGCTGAAGACGAAGGGTTGGCTTTTTTCAGTACGCCTTCTCAAGCCCCGCACCTGTTCCTGGCGATTCAGCCACAGGGAACAACGGGGTTGGCGCGGAGATTGAACCCGTATGTCCACTACGTCGCCTGTCGGTGGGACTACGATGTCACGCCCAAAACGATCCTGATGAACGAAGTGGCGACGGTGAAGGCGATTAAGACCGGACGCAGCTTCAAGGCGTTCCCTGCGGACTGGGGGCCGCACGAATCGACGGATCGAGTGGCCGACTTATCCCCTGGACTCATGGAAGACCTTGGGATAGAGACTGACGATGAAGTCGAAGTCACCCTTGGATAAAATGGAGAAGGTGGTGTTCGCCGCCGACTGTGAGGAGTGTCCCGATTGCGGTGAACCGTGGTGTGAGCGGCACAAGGCGCACTACGCGGATTGCGCGTGCATCGGGCCGACTGAGGAAGATGTGGCCTACCAGGAGATCGACGGGGTGCTGTACGGGCGCAGACAGAATCAAAATGGATCTTAACGCTTTCGATAGAGCAATGAGAGCAATCGGGATCATCCCGACTTACTCGGTAAGTGTCGAAATTAGAAAGGAACTACCCATGCCAGCAAAATCCAAGGCGCAGTTCAAAGCCATGCAAGCAGCGGCGCACGGAAAGAGTACGCTCAAAATCCCAGTGAAAGTGGGAAAGGAGTACGCGGGGGCGACCAAAAACCCCAAAAGCCTTCCGGCGCGTAAGGCCAAGAAGTAAACGAAAAACCGCCGCGCCAGATGCCTAGCTGACGCGGCGGCGAATCGCTTTATCGTTTAACTTCAACCTTGAAGCGGATCTTACGCAGGAGTTTTGAGCTTTGCAAGCTCATTTCCCCTCCTTCACCTTTGCGAACAGTGCGTCAATTTCGTTTCGTAGTTCCTCTGCGGGAACAGAGTGTATCCCAATGGTCATCTTACGTATGCCGCACAAACCATCCACCAGCGGTTGCCGTGCTGTGGCTATGGCTGCGTTGAGTGCGGTGGTGTCGGTAATGTCTATGTTCAGCGTTTCCGAAAGTGGCTTACCGTGCCAGTGAACATCACGGATTGCTGATTTTAGCTTTACGAACGCCGCCTGTGCTGCCGCCAGTTTCTCACAAGTGTTTGTTAATACTCTTTTGGTGGATTCTGTGGTTGAATTAGCAATCGCCAGTTGCTCGCGGAGTTGCTGGTTCGCTTCGTGGAGCATTACTTTGTCAGCAATCAGCCGTTTAACTTCCTCCCGCTCGGCGGCGAGTTGCTGCTCCAGTTGCCTAACCTGACCTTCGCAAGCCGTAAGCGTGTCAGAGATTGCTCGTTTCCGCTCAGCGGCGAGTGCGGCGTTGATTGCTGTAACAAGCTGTCCATAACCACCACCGATTCGGGTCAATAATAAATTCCTGACCTCTTCTTCCGTCCATTCGCCTGTCGTGGGCGGTAGTGGTTGTGGTGGCATTGCTTTGGCGTCGTGGCTCATGTCGTGCTTGCTCATTTCCTGACCACACCAGCAACACTCAGGGAAGTCACCTGTCGTGGGTTTGGGTTGGTCGTCATGGAAGTCCTGACTCAAATCTTCCGTAGGCGGGATAGCGGGGTTGGGTTGGTGGTCGCTCACTTCCCCTCCTTCACCCACGTAGAACGCGGCTGCACTTTTGCGAGCCTGAGTGCCTTGTTTATGAATCTCTCCTGTGAGTGGTGCTTGTCGTCTTTGGGATGCCATGTTCCATCGCGGAGTTTCACTAGCGCATCCACCAGAGGTTGCTGTGCTGCGGCGAGTTGCTTGACCGTAATCTCATGCCTTCTACACGAATCTTTCCACGATTCCTCAAAGCGAGTGGACTTCTCTATCTCGGCGGCGAGTTGCTCGCGGAGCTTGCAAACCAAGCAATCCAGCGACGGTTCACCGTCCACTCCTTGCGGACCGCACTGGCTCAGTTCAGTGTTGCAGACTTCGCAGCGTTCTGACTGCTCGGCGGCGATTATTGCGCTTAACTTCTCGTTGGTTCTCGCCATGTCTGCCAAAGCTCCCCGCTCGGCGGCGAGTTGGTTATCCCGATTCTCGATTCCGTTTTGAAGCAAGGCGTTGACTTCTGCCGTGGCCTCTAACTCCTGTTGCTTGGCGGCGAGTGCGGCGTTGTGGGCGTCGGCTATTAGTTCCCATCCACCTTGATGTCCGTATTCCCTAGCATCATGTGATGTCCATTCGCCTGTGGGTTTGGGTTGATCGCTCATTTCCCCTCCTTCACCTTTGCGAGCGCGTCTAGCTTTCTTGCTCGCTTGACTGCCTTCCACCATTTGCTTGCGTCGATGGCGTGAAAATCACACTCGCTCGCTACATGGTCGGCCAAGTTGCCCGTTAATTCCCTCAGCGCATCCAATAGTGGTTGCTGTGCTTCGGCTATGGATTTAGTTGCTACGCTACGAAGGATTTCCCTCACAGCTTCCGGCGATACCCCACCACGACTAATGTGAGTCAGAATATCTACGACTCCATCTTCAATTATGTAGTTGCTCATTTCCCATCCTTCACCTTTGCGAGTTCCTTTTGGCAACGCTTCGCAATGGCGTCCAGTTTCATCTGTGGCGGGTCGCCACATTCACCGCTGCCAGCGAGCAGTCCAATCTGGTGCAGCGCATCCACCAGCGGTTGCTGTGCTGCGGCTATGGCCGCCAGTTGCTCTCGGAGTTGTTCATTCTTTTTGGCTATTTTCATTACAGGAAAGAACAGGGGAAGTTTCGTAAATCCACAGGCGCGGCAGTAATCAAATTCCTCGTCATTCTCGCAGCCGCTACATAAGACACATTGCTGACCGTGATGTAATGCGAAACTCATTTCCCCTCCTTCATATTTGATAGCGCGTGCCGTAACCCAACTGCGACCAATCGACTAGGCATGAAGTCCTCCATCGCGGACAAGCGTTGCAAGGCTTCGTTAATTCCATCAACCAGCGGTTTCTGTGCTGCTTCTGATGCTTCCCACATTTCGCGCCATTCGTGCGCTTGTTTTAAGATTTCTGACGTAGCTGCGGCTATGGCTGCGTCGAGTGCCTTGCGGTCATGCAGTCTAATTCCGGTAGCCTCGATTATCGCCGCCTGTGCTGCCGCCAGTTGGGATGCTTTCTCTGCACATTTGGCGTTGCTACGTTGCAATTCAAGTTCCATTCCTGTCAGTTGCTCTCGGAGTTGCTGGACTTCTCGCTCGGCCTGAATTAGTGCTCGTTCTGTTTTATGAGTTTTCTCCCGCTCGGCGGCGAGTTGCTTTTGTAACCTTTCGATTTCACTGAACTGATCTTTCTGGATTGCTAACCATTGCTCATGTTCCCTACGCTCGGCGGCGAGTTGCTGCTGTAGTACCAGAATCTCCTGCTCCGCTGCGTCCACTGCTTCATCGAGTGCGGCGTTGATTGCGGAGGCTATAGGTTGCATGGACTCTCCACCCTTGATGTAGATGTCCCGTAGCTTGACTGCCGTCCATTCGCCTATCGCGGGTTTGGGACGATCCGCTTCGGGAGTGTTCCCGTGAACCTTGCAATAAGCATCGGCCATGCAGGTGCAGCCTGTCGCGGGTTTGGGCTTTTTGTGACCCAAGGGCCAGATTCGTCCACTGAGTTGTTTTCCTGTCGTGGGCATAGCCGCGTCTTGTTTACGCGGTTTGGGTTGGTCGTGTCCCAGGGTCTTGCATAACTCGACAGGATGAAGGCTATGCTCGCTCTGGTGCATCTTCGGATCTGGCTGGTTCGCGGGACAGTTGATGGGATCTCGCTTCCCCGTGTAGTGTGCGTGCATCACACAATCTAACGGCTGGCTAGTGAATGTCAAGATCCAGTAACGCCTGATCCGCGCACATCAACGCCACCCGCCGCGCCTCGGCCTCCGCAGCCGCCCTCTGTTGCGCCAGGAACTCCGCAGTAGCAGGTTTCTGCGCCACCTTCGCCTTGAGCGGCACGTAGATCGTCGCAAACCCGCACGTAGGACATTTCTCGTAACGATATGCACTCATCGAAACACCTCCTTTTTTATCGCGCCAGATTCCACCAGTAGATGCCCAGCACCACCGGAACCCACACCGCCACCGCTGCTTTCCCCAAACTCCCAAACTGCGCCCACGCCAGCAACCCGATCATCCCCCAACACCCAATCCACCACAGAGCGAAACTGCGAACAAACTGGCGGCTCACATTCACCTGTCCACCTTGCTCTCCAGCGGCCTCACCGCTTTTACCCCCTCATTTTCATATTGCCATTTAACATCCTGGAACCTAACGTCGCTCCCGTGGACGAACCCTGGAAACGCCTCCGCATACCGCCGCGCACACGCCGCCCTCGCCTTCGCCACCTCCAATGCCTCTTTATCCACCGCAGCCATAACCACTAATCAGTCAAAGACAATTAAACTTGTCAAGGACAATAAAAGACAATGATACTCCAACTCGTAGTCGCCATCGTCGGACTCCTCATCTACGTCCTCTCCAACCCCACCACTAACCCCAAAACCGTCGAGATCGGTAGAATCCTCTTCTGGACCGGAACCCTCTCCTTCCTCCTCGGCACTCATTTCCCCATCCTCGGCCACTAAGCCCCAGCCCACTCCCCACGCGCAGCCACGCGGCCCACCAGCGCACGCCGCTGCCGCTTCCTGAAGCCTGTCTTGAGGCCAAAAACCTCCAGGCTCATTTTCCATTTCGCATATGGAACACCACAACCGTTCTACGATCCCCCAGGATCGGCACAGCAGGGCGTCTGTGCCTCCCCGTGACCCTGACCGCTCATGCCAAAAACTGCATCCAGTTGCAGGGGTGGACGTTGCACCTATGACGCCCCCCGCGTCATACCGTCCCAGTGTGGCACGCTGACGCACGCTGGGGAACTGTGCCACTGTGCCAAAAGCGTCACTGTGGCACGGTTGCTGTCTCACTGTGACGCTTTGTGCGTCCGTTGCGCTTGTTTCTGTCACTATTGCGCTGTAGCTAGGCTCCCCGCTACGCTATTGCACTGTTTCCCCGCTCCGGTTGCACTGTTTCAGGGCTTCCGTTGCACTGTACGGCTCCACTGCTCTCCCGATTGGCCTTTGTAGCCTCCCCCTCCCCTCCCCCGCTGTCTGTCTGTCTCTATTTTTCTGGATAAGGGGGAGCGGAGTGGACAAACGGGAGCGGTTGGGACAGGCGAGGCTTTCCCCAGTACGCAAAGCGGGGAGGCTTTGTGGCCTCCCCGCTTCCGGTGTCTATCGCTTTCCGGTTACCCTTCCCCGCTGATAGGCTTCGCAGTGTAGCAAGCCCAACCGTCCCCGCGCGGAGACATCCACGTTATCACGGCGAGCTTGCCGTTGCGGAGGCGAATCGTCCAGCCGACGCGCAACCGTCTGTCATCCCATTTGCTAACGATTTGCGCCATTTACGCTCCCCTCCCCTCTTTGCGGAGGTCGTCAAGGATTTGATCGTTGACGCGTTGCCAGTCTTCGCTGTTCAAGTCGTCAAGGTTTGTCCCCTCCTCCGTTGCGCTTCCGGTTACAACGCCATAACCGCTCCCGTAAACGCTCCGTGCGGTTTCGGCTTCGTGGTAATCGCTCCACGGGTCGTCAATAGTCCCCAGTCCCCGATAGTAAGCGGGGAGCGCGTTGCTAGTGTAGCGGTTGCCGTAATGGGGACGCTTGCCGTTGTACGGCAACCGCTCCCCCGCGTGCAACCGATAGAAACGCGCGAAGGCTTGAACCATCGAAAACGTATCATTTAGAAACGTGTAAGCGTGTAGCGAGTGGCAATCTTGATAACCGCAACCAAAATTGATTCCCGCGCATCCAGCATCCAGAAACGAAAGATCCGAAAACGAACCTTGCCCGATTCTGAAGCCTGATTTTCGCAAGACCTTTTTGAGCGGTTTACTTTCGTAATGGTACAACACGACATCCGTCCCCATCCGGTCAAAGCTAAAAGCCCAGTTATAGCTTTTCTCCGGTGTGAATATCTCCGCCGACGATTGTCCAACCTCCTCCCCCGTTGTAAGCAACCAATCGCAAGTAATTCCCATTGCTGGGAGCAAGCGGGTTATGATGTACACGCCAAGTCTGTCATCTAAACGCGGGGAGAGTAAGACTTGCTCCCCCTTGACGTTAATTATGCTGCTGTACGTGTCGCTTTGTACGGTGTCCAAGTGAGCAACG